GGACGCCCCTCTGGGCTAAACCAGCGCCACGGACTGTACCGCCTCTTTTAAGCTCTACAGTTTCAGATTTTGTACCAGTTTTCCAACGCATATCATCTTTCTTTTTAGCTTCCTTTTTAGCTAGCGCCTTAGCTCCTCCCAGTCCTCCGAAACTACCCCGCACCCCGTCAGCGAAATCCTCTAACTTTTTCCGCTGCTTGGCGGTGGTCTGTTTTAGTTTTCGTTTGCTTTCTCTAGTCACCCCAGTACGTCCAGTACGCTCCGACGAGTATATTTTACGTCCGAGTTCAAGTTCTCGTTTCTGCTCTTCGGTCAAGCCGCTCCTGCCGCGGAAGCCCGAGCGGCCCCCTTTTTTCTGCCCTTTAGGTAACTTCTTCTCTTCCGCCATTTTATAACTCCTATCTTCCCCTTACGAACGTCGCCGCCGGGCTAAACCGCCGCTCTTCATACCCCGTATCACGCCACCCTTCTTTTTTCTGGGAGGTTGCCAAACGGGAATCCCTCCAGTTTTGGGATCATTCCATGGGAGCGGACCCTGCGCGGGGCCGGCCATAGCAGTTTCCGTACCCTTCTTACTCTTCTTACTCTTCTTACCCCTCTTACCCTTCTTACCGGGCTTCGAGTCTTCCTCTGTGTTTCTGGCCATTTTCTATCTCCTCTAGGCGTAGAAGAACGTCATCATATCGATGGTGGCGACGGTGTACTGCACGACCATGCCATCAGGGAACAAGATACCGTCCTCAGGAATTGTCCTATCTAACGTGGTGTTGTCCGTGCCCAGAGTTCTAGCCTTGAACAGCACCGTGCCATCTTCAGGGGTGTTATTGTAGAACTGAATAACGCCCGCGGTACCCCCAGAGACAATGGAAAAGCCCTTTAGCCGCATACGCTCGGTAAAGACAGCCTGCGCCGCTGCCGCCTGACTGCCTACAGTGATATTCCCAGCGTATTGCGCGGAACATACTACCGAAGAAACTGTTTTGAAGTATTTAGCGCCGTTTACAGCCTCAGCAGAACCCGTGGAAGTTATCACTTCCGATATACTATTCCCGTGGGTATCTGTTCCGGTAATAGTGGTTGTTTTCGCGTTATCACTAGTACCAGCGGTTGTAACCGATAAAAGCCTAGCACCACCGGAAGCAAAAGACGTATTCGCTAACGTTGCTGTGGTATTGGGCCTTGCGGCTGTAACGATGAAATCTGCATCAGCTACAACCTCATCACTGATGGTAATAGCGCTTACGTCTGAACGACCTGACATATTAACCTCCTACAAAAGGAAGAGGCAGGGCTTCTGCGCCCCATCCCCTATAGTTGTTTACTCGAAGATCGTTCGACTAATTGCCTGATAATGAACATCAACAGCCTCAGCTGCAGCCGCACCAGCCTCAATCCCGATGTAGGGGATAAGATCAATATTATCGGTCAACGCAGCAGTTTTTGTGGTTCCAGCAACGACTGCGGTGCCGCCAGTAGAACCAGAGGTGGTTGTAACATTGTACTGAACACCATCAACAAAAATAGCCGCTTTTCTGTCACTATCGATAGAGATCTTGAGGTGGTAGATCGTGTTAGCGGCAACCGTAACCGGCAATGCGCTGATGTAGTCCGTGTCAGCAACACTATAGACAAAGTGAAGGAGGGTGTAATCAGTAAACGCCTCACTATTGGTTGCGTCCGTCTGAAACTTGAAAAACGCCTGATTAGCGTCTGTAGCGACCAACTGATCATTGGTGAGCTTCAAACCAGCCCAGAGCTTCTGATTGTCAATCGCATTGGTATTGAGTGAGCATTCCCACTCAACCTGATTCTCCGTGCCCCATTCGGTTACCTGCCAAGCAGTCTGATTAGTGTCCAGATGAGGGGCTACGATAGCTTGATCTGCGTCTGCACCAGCCGTTGTGAGAATAATACCCGCTGCTGTCGCGTTGAAGGTACAAAGCGCCGTTGTCATATTCGTACCAAGAACTTCGAAGTCACGATTAGCGATGCCGCGAGCAATGATGATGGCATCGTTGGCGGCTGCCGTTGCGTCAGCATCAGTGAGGGGGGCCGTAGCCACCGCGTTCAAGGCTGGGCGCTGCTTGAACCCCTCATAAAGATAATACCTGCGCGTGTCGCGGACGGCATCACCGTTAAGGGTGCGGTCGTGAACTACGCCGGTATTAGCGTCCTTGCTTACGAGGTTGAAGCCGTTTTCCGAACGGACGGGACCGCTAAAAGTTGTATTGGCCATGCTAATCTCCTGTCGTGGCTAATGTCAGCTGCCCAAAGCAACTGTCAGGGAATAGTAATAAGATATAGAAAAAGAAGGGGGGTAGCAAGTACCCCCCCTCTAGATTGTCGCTAGGCTCCGGGAGAACCGTAGATCCCAAGAGGATCAGACACCCCGAACGAATAACGCTCACGGGCCTTGTACCGGCTATTGCCAGTATCAAAATCGGCATCCATGGACGTAGACATCGCGCTACGTACAAAATGCTTCAGGCCATTGGGAACGTCGGTCATAAGGAACCAAGCATCGGTATCGGTCAGATAATGATTAACGGCATATCCCTCAGGGACAGAACCATTACTGCGAAGTGCATTCAGATCATTGTCTGCCGTACCTACACGCCCATCAGTCTCCAGCAAGCGGGTTGCAACGAATTGCAGTGCCGGCGGGATAATAAGTTTGCGAGGCTTGGCCGCAATCAAGAGACTGCGTTCGTCGGTCCAGCTGGAGATGGAGATAATGGCGGCTTCAAGAGAAGTCTCATTAAGATCCGCACCAGCGGTAGGACGGTTCGAGTTACTACCACCAGATACCAACGGATGGGCGGTGGAGCATAGATATTGCCCATCCCCATAAGTGCCTGAATCAAACGCGTTGTTCAAGATAGAGGCAGCTTTTACCTGTTTGGTATACGCCATAGCACGAGCCAGGGCCTTGGTATAACGAGATGACAGAGAGTCATACAGGTTATCCTCGATGGCCTCCTCAGTAATTGAGAAACCCATTGCAATGGTCTCGTGGGTATAGCGAGCGGTCCATGCTTCCTGTGCACTGTCATACGAAATAGCAGAACCTTCGTTTTTAACAGGAGCAGCCGAGAAGCCCTACAGCTTGGTTTCTTCCTCAAAAGAGCGATCAGACGTTTCTTTCTCAAAGATCTGAGTATGCTGTTCGCCATATTTAGCGTACTCCATTCCGAACAGAGCGTTCAGGCCGGGAAGGAGTTCTTTAAGTAATTGTGCGCGTGAAATAGCCATTGTCTACTCCTCCTTATACGCCAGCGGTTTGATTATAGCGGTGATAACCCTGAGTAAATTTAACGATAAACTCAACAAAGTTACCAGCGCTGTTTTTAGTGTCTGGGACCACATCAACAACGGTCATCGGCAAAATAGTTGCCACGTTGTTAATGTACACACCCATACGACTATTGCCCGTGGTTGTGAGACCCGTGTTAAGAACGAGTTCCGCATTACAGGCAAGTGCGCTACCACGAGCAACAAACGCAGGTGTAAGACCGGTGGCAGCGCCATCAGCCGTAGAACCCGTGCAGTTAACTACTTTGAACAGCGCATTTGGATCGTCGCAAACATATGCTTCGATATCACTTGCAACCGTGCTCGCAGGGTAGTCCTGACTATGTATAGTATAGCCAAGGTTAGGGTCAGTATAACTACATCCCAAGAATACACCAATAACACCAGCGACTACAGAAGTATTATTCTGCAGCACCGTGATTATAAGCGTACCATCGTTTTTGTACTGCACTACATCTCCGCAAAAGATGCCAGTAGCGTAGCCAGAAGCGATGGGAATCTTACGTGTAGCGCCTGCAAAGGGCAGACCACCAATCAAATTGACTGGTTTTAGCCCGTAGGGCTTGTCTACAGTAGGGTAAGCCATCTATTTTATCTCCAAGATAAAAGGTTTAGGACTAGTTCCCCGCACCAAAAGTATTCTTGGTACGCCGCTCATGGAAGAGGGGCATCCGGGGATCATTTTCTCTCATAAGGTTGTTATCAACCGATTCCATCTGCGCCTGGGTCTGTTGCCGATAGTGCCCATTGCGTTCTGTAACCAATTCTTTTGGAGCCTTACAGAGCATCAACCCACCAATCACAATGTTATCCTTGAATCTATCGACCTCAACGGTAACCATTGTAATCTCTGGATGGCTCTCTGCCCTTACAGGCTCCCAACCCTCACGAAGTTTTGAAGAAACATTAGTGGCGTCTATTTGGCCCTGCGTACTCACTCTTACCCAGCGAAATTCGTAACCCGGCTCGGGGTTCGGAGACGGCAAAATCTCGGGTCGTTGCCAAGCCTTCTTCTGGGTCGTTTGATCACGGGCGGTAAGTTCGCGGTCTATACGGTTCTCAGCCATCTGATTTCCTCATCTCTTCTGCAACCTTTTTGGCGTATAAATCCAGGGGAACTCCAAGTTTCTTAGCGATAGTTACCTGTGTTTGCGTAAGCCGAATTTTCTTCGGTGACGTGCTCCGCGTTGCGGGTGCAACCACATTTGCTAGTCGCTTAGGTTTCTCGGTTTCTGAATTTTCGGTACCCCCAAAAGTTCCGGGGAACACTTCGCGCATACGAGAATTTACACTCTCGTAGTATTCATCGCTTTGCGGGTCTACACCCGAATGGACAAGTCTATCATGCAACCCCATCGCAAAACCTGTCATTTCTTTATCCGGCCCGAACCAAGGATTAGCTTGCGCCCATTCCGTGGCCCGAGGATCCGCTGCGGGGGTGGATTCAGGTAGTGTTACAGGAGTGTCATCTTCCTGTAAAGCAGGTAATTTAAAATTATTTAGCCTATCAGACCTAATCTTAGCAGAAGTCAGACTTTCTTGTGCCGTAACAACCCCGTCTGTATCTCCTGCCTCATACGCCTCTCTATATGCCTGTTTAGCTGTTTCAACCTCAGTTGTGGCAGAACGTTTAGCCTGATCAAGCATAGCTGTCTGGTTCTTACCGACAGTGCCCTTTAGCTCCTTATTCTCCTC